CAACTCCAACTGGTACATTAGAAACTTATCAAAACGATAATGGAAATATTACGTTAGGAGCACTAAACAAGTATGTAACAAGATATAGCTTTTTTAGGTTACAAGTTAGGAAAGCAGGTACAACAGATGAGTTCGTTACTATCGATAATGAAAAACCTTTTGCAATTAAAGGTAGAACACCACAATTTCAATACAACTTTATAAGAATTAATCATTCTTTAGACCAATATGAGTTTAGATTTTTACCATATCCAGGTAATGAAATTAAAAGAAATTATGTTGACAAAACAGATTTAAGTAAACAGATACGTGTATTAAGTTCTAATGGTTCTTTACAGACTTATCAAAGTGGTGATTTTTCTATAAGTTACTCTGGATTCAATCAAAGAATGTCAGGTGGTGACGCTTCTAATCCTGAATGGTTTTTAGGAACAGTTCCAGAAACAAATTCAGCTATAGTCGGTTTAGGACAAAATAGCTTTGGAAATATAGGTGGTGGTGCTCAACAATGGCAGACACAATCAATTCCAGGTACTGTAGAAGTTGTTTTTCCTGATCATAATTCAAATAATGGTTTCGCAAACTTTAGAGTTGATGGTCAAATCATAAAACAATTTCCTACTTCAAATCTTGATGAACTTATATATGCAGAATCAAATTCTAGAAGATATAAGGCTGGTAGCTTAAGAGATCAAGATGAATTTGAAGGAGGTGAAATTTTTATCTATGACCTAGAATTACAAGTTTTAATATCAACAGGTGGAACTGTAACTAATACATTTTCTAATGTACCTTTACAATCTGGTACTAATACTAACGGATCCGGAGCTAAAGTTACTATTCAGACATTTAGTACTGGTGGAGCGTCATGGGTATTAACAGATTTGGGAACTGGTTATGATAATAATTCAACTGTTGATATTCCTGCTAGAGGAACTTTCCCTGGTTTAAATGGTGTTCAAGTAATAACTTCAAGTCAAGAATTTGTTACAGAACCTTGGCCTGACCCCGCAAATCCTAGTAGTCAGGGAGATGAATCTGATGGTCGTGCTATTGGTAATGCTGTAGATAATAGGAATTTATTACCTTATGGTGCGATAGCTGATTTTATAAGTTTTGAAGCTGAAGTTCCAAGTCATTTAGATGAACCAGAGCATCAAATAGTTTATGTAAATGAACAGGTAAAACAATTTGGTTCGGTTATGAAATATAGAGATACAGTAGTTGCTGGCATAAGATTAAATAGTAGTAAAGAATTTTCAAGCTTTAGTCAGTTATCTGCTTACTTTAAAGAGGGTTTGCATATTAAAAATCTTATTGATAATACAATAGGACCAACAAATTTATTTCCTGATATTGTTTTTGCTTTATTAACTGATCCTTTAATAGGTGCAGGTGATCTAATTGGTGTTAGATCTGTTGATGAAGAAAGGATGAGAATAGCATCTAAATTTTGTAAAGCAAATGGATTATTTTGGGATGGTGTAATTGTTGATGAGAAAAATTTAAGAGAGTTTATTTTTCAAAATGCTCAATATTGTTTATTAGATTTCACAATATTAGGTGGGAGATTTTCTTTGTTTCCTTCTGTTCCTTTTGATCCCAATACTTTTGTTATAGATAAAGAACAAAAACCATTTGTAAAAGCTTTATTTACTGATGGTAATACAAAAAATTTACAAGTAAGTTTTTTAAGTGCAGAAGAAAGACAAGATTTCAGAGGTTTTGCTACATATAGACATGAAAGAGAAAATGGTTTTCCTGAAACAAAAGTAATAAGTAGAAGATTAATTACCACTACTGATAGTGATCCAAGAGAAAATTTTGATATGTCTTTGTTTTGTACAAGTTCCAGTCATGCACAACAATTTTTAGATTATGCTTTGCAAGTTAGGAATAAAGTAGATCATGGAGTTTCCTTTGATACTACGCCACAATCAGCAATGCATCTTGGGCCTGGAGATTATATAAGGCTTCATTCTGAAGCTACTCATACTAACCGTTTTGCTAATGGTGTAATAACACAAGATGGACAAATTCAGTCACAGATTAATATAACAAATGGAACGAATATAATGTTTTGGAAGCCAGGAAATAGTGAGGTTTCCAACCCTACACCTTTACAAATATCTAATGGTAGGGCTACTAATGTCTTAGGATGTGTATTTACAGTACCAGATACATCCATTTCTGATCGTATATATAAAATTGAATCTATATCTTATGGAGAAGATGGTTTGATTAATATTTCAGCAAGCTATTCACCTGTAAATGCAGATGGTACACTTGCAGTAATTAAGTATAACGATACAGCAATTACGGGCTAAACAATTATGGCAACAGTACGTTTTTTCCCTGACATAACACCAGCATCAAGAAGTTATACCCCTGGATCGTATCCTCAGACAGAATTTGTTGCACAAAATGGAGCTAAAAGTGTAATTAGATATGGAAATAAGAAAACAGATGCCAAGCTTTCATTGGGCTTTACAAATATTACAGATTTCCAAGCAAATCAAATTTTAAATTTATATGAAACTGTTAATAGTGTTTATGATTATATTTCTTTTTCAAATTCAAATGCTTTAGCAGGAATAAATAACACTAATTTACTAAATAAACAAAAAGAAAGTGATAATACTGGAGTTAAGTTAAGATATAGATTTGATGGTCCTCCTACAGTAACAAGTGTCAGACCTGGCATTTCTAATGTGCAATGTAAATTTGTCGCATGTCTTGATGGGGATTAGAATGAATTTAAAATTTACTTAAAACGATGGCTGGTTATTACTCAGGAAAAGAAGGCGAATTGCTGATAGATGGTACAAAAGTTGCCAAAGTCAGATCATGGTCTTTTACTTTTAATCAAGCGATATTAGAAACTGTATCTTTAGAAGATACGGATAGAACAATTATTCCAGGAATTAGAAGCTATACAGGAAATGCAAGTATTTATTATTATCAAGATTCTGCTGGATCAGGATCTGGTTCTTTAAGTACTCTTATAAATAACGTAATAAAAACAAGTAATACTATTGGTGATGGTACTAACACAGAAAGTACTACAAATTTTGTGTTTAAATTAAGAATTAAAGATGGATCAAGTGGTGGGAGGTATATACAATTTGCAGCACAACCTACTAGTCTAACGATGACTAATAGTGTAGGAGAAGTAATGGCAGCAGATTTAAACTTTGAAGTTAATGGAGCACCTACTGACCTTGACTTATAAATGGCTATATATTTTGGATCTACAGGTTTTATAGAATTAAAACGTGATACGTTAAATGCAGATTTAGCTACATCATTAGATCCTGCTGACGTTAATATTAATAAAAAAAGATTTTCTGTAGAAGATGTAACTGGTTCGTTAATTACAGGAGATCGAATACAGATAGAGACTGTCGATAAAAGCAATTTAGAATTATTAAGTAGTCATAGTTTTCCTGATCTTTTAAAATTTATACATATAGACGATATGGGTGGGATAAGGCTATATGATACTTTTTCAGCTTCTTTAACAGGTGAAACTGACAGTGCTTTATCTTTAACTGTTCCTTCTTCTAAAAAAGATATTCTTATTAGAACAAGAAATGAGACATTTAGACCTTTAGCTAAAATTACAGAATTTGAAATTACAACAACAAGAGATACTGTTGATGTAACAAACTTAGGACAAGAGTTTAGACAGCAATATGAAAATGGGCTTATATCAGGGCAAGGAACAATACAAACAATATGGCAGCATAGAAATTTTCAGTTAGATACAGAAAATTTTAGCAATCCAGAATTTCCTGTTTATCTTAGTCAGTTATTGGTTCGTATGAAACAGGGTTCAGACTTTGAAGGTAGATTTTATGTATATTACGATCCAAGTAAATCAGTTGATAGCGTCTGGTATCAATCCTCTTGTGTCGTAACTAATGTTGCTATATCTGTGCCAGTTACAGGAGTTGTAGAAGCAAGAATAGAATTTGTTACAAACGGAGTAATAAGATTACACAGTGGAGTTCCACCATCCTTCTTGTTACAGGAAAACAATAATAAGATCTTGCAAGAAGATGGTAATGGTATTTTACTTGAAGATACTTAAATA